CAGGGCGGTCTGATCGGTCACCCTGAAGATTACGTAGACGAAAAGGCAGAGAAACCTAGAAGAGTGTATTATTAATGAAATCAATTATTAGAAATTTTTTAGCTAAAATGATGGCAGGTCGTTCTGACGATGGCATTATGATTACACTACGAGATCCACAAAAAGTAGAATTAGCAGAAAACGTACTAATGGATTTATTACTCCGTAATGGTTTTAATCCAGCAGATATAACTAGTGAGCAACAATTAAAAAATATTATTAATCAAATAGAAGCTGCTAGTAAACAAACTACACAAACAGGAATTAGAAACACAGAGTCAGCAAAAGTGTTTGATCTAGAAGGCAACAAACTAGATCCTAACAAACCTATCATGGGTGGCAAGCAAGAAGGTATGTTTGATAACATATTCAATAAAATGCAAAATGAGAGAAAAGGTTTGAAAGCAGTTGATGATGACCTACCACCACCAGGTAGTAGAGGCGGTCCTGATGATATTGCAGCGCCAGTTATGGATGTTGAAGATGCTCCACCAGGTTTTATAGACTTTGTAAGAAAAACAGATCCAGAGGGTGCGGATAAATTACAAAAAGTAGAAAATGAAATTAAAGCTGCAATAGAAGCAGGAAACAAACGAGCTGCAGAAAATTTAAGAAAAAAGAAAAAGAAAAAAGATGATGATCCTGAAAAGAAAGCAGACGGTGGTATCATGCGTCTTGGTTTTAAAGACGGTATGAACAGAAGAACGTTTATGAAAATATTCAGTGGTCTTGTAGCTCTACCTATTATAGGTAAAGTTTTAAAACCATTAAAAATGGGTAAGACAGTAACCAAAGTTCCAATAATTAAAACTGCAGATGTACCAGGTAAACCACAATGGTTTGATCAACTAGTTAACAAAGTTATTCTTGAAGGTGATGATGTAACTAAAAAATTTGCAACAGGTGAGAGACAAGTTGTTCACGTAAAAAAATTAGACGAAGACACCACTGTAAGAGTCACACAAGACATGGATCAAGGAGCTGTTAGAGTTGAGTATGAAAGTCCAGAAAACGTTTATGGAGATCCAGTTCAAATGCAATATAAAAAACCATTACCTGATGAAGGAGATCCTAATCCAATGGCAGAGTTTGATACTGCAGAGTCAGGTCCAGTTGGAAGAGCTGATGGCCCTGATGATTATTCCATAGAGATAGATGAAGTTGGTGGCACAAGTATTAGTGACTTAACATCTGATGTTTCAAAACTAAAAGCATATGCAATAGGTCAAAAACCTACACTAAAAGAAATTGTACAAATTAAAAAAAGAAAAGACAGAGCTAAAGCTATATCAGAGGGTGGAGAAAATGAAATGGACGAAGTCATTAGAAGACAAGGTGAGTTTATAGAAAATGATTTGGTAGATCTTGATCCAGGTGACTTTGCATCAGGCGGCATAGCTAGAATGTTAGGTGAGTAATGGAAGACCTAGATAAAAAAATCATAGAGCTAATGGATCTCTTTGATGATGAAAGAATATCTTTTAACAATGGTGGTTCAGCTGTAAAACAAAAATATTTAAAAGAAGATTATGCAAAATATGGAAAAGACAAACTAGAAGAAGCCACAAAAGTTTTATTATCAGGTGATTTTGGAAGGACACCTTCATCAAAATTTTTTTATACCATTGACCAATCAATACAAGATGCTAAAAGACTTGGATTAAATACTTATGAAAAGCTACCTCGTAATTTAAAATCTAAAATAAAAAATCAAATAAATAAATATGGTAGAGTGATTCCTGAATCTGAGGCAAGATTACTTGGTAGAAAAGAAAAAACTGCAACCGACAGAGCTGCTACTCCTACTAAAGGCGCAAGAATTGTTAAAGGAAATTATACCAGAGACTATACTACTTTAGAACTTAAAAATTTAGCTGAAGATGGTTTATATGATCCTTATAAAAATAAATTTGCTGAAGGCGTTCCTAAAAAAAAATTAATTGAAGATAGAATTGTAGATATTGAATTTTCTGACCCTGAAACAAAGAAAAAATTTTTTGAAGATTTTGAAAAAAGATTTAAATACCTTAGAGGAAGCAAACAACTTAAAAAATTAGAAATAGATAACGCTGGTTTATATAAAAAATACTTGTCTAATTTAGAACCTAAGACTGCAGAGTTAGCTTTAGCAGGTTTAAGAAATTCTTTAATAGAAAAAACTAGAGCATCAGGTGGTGATGAAAGTAAATATTTTTATAGAACTATGGGAATTAATGAAAAAGGACAATCTAATATAGTTAGAGAAGAGAAAATAAGCAAAGCTGCTAAAAAAGCAGGTAAAGGAGTCGCTGATATAAATGAAGCTCAAAAAGAAACTGTTAAAATATTAAATAAGTTTTATAAAGAATTTCCAGAAGAGTTATTAGGTAATACTAAACTTAGAAACGTATTAGATTTAACATTAGAAGATGGTAATATTGTTAAAAAAAATAGTTATGTAAAAGACAAAGATTTTTTAAAACTTTTAAAAGATAAACCAGGTTTGTTTACCACAGACCATGTTGATGAGGTGCAGTTTGAAAAATTAAGCACAGAGTTTCCTGTATTTAAACAACTTGCAACCTATAATGTAAACTCTGGATTAATTAGATCTATTAAATCTTATGTTGCTAAAAATCAAAACAGTAAAGATCCTGTAGTTCAGGACAAGATTAAAAAACAAATAGAATTTCTAGAAGATTTAAAACTAAGAATTGATACGCCAACAGGAAGAGTTGGATCAAAAGAGGTATTGGCAGCAGTAGATAGAAAAGCTGGCACGTTACCAAATTTTTTAGCACAGCTCCGAGCTTTAAATATTAAATTACCTGCAAAGGCAAAAGCAGCTCTCTTAGGAACAGGTGGTGGATTAGCTGCAACAACGTTAGCTGCAGCTGGACCAATAGAAGAAACAGGATCAACTGCTATAGACACAGCTAAAACAGCTGGTGCTGTAACTGCAGGAGCTTTAGGTGTTGGAACTAAAACAGGAAGAAACATATTAGGTAGAACTATAGGAGGAGCGTTTGGTCCTACAGGGCTAGCAGGTTTAACAGTAGCAGGTGGAGGATATGATTTATCAAGTCCATTGGATAGATTTATTCTTTCATCAGAAGCAGCTTTTGCACCAGAACTTGTTAAGGGCACGATCGGTGCAACCAAAGGAATGAAAAATAGAGCCTTGCAAAAAGTAGCACAACGAGCTTTGAATTTAGGTATGAGTGTTCCAACAGCTTTAAAAGTTGCAAGGGTCGCTCAACCACTTGGTATTATGGGAGGGGTTATAGAAGGAAGTATTGCGGCCGGTAAAAACATATCACAAGAAGCAAACAGAATAGCTGACATAAAAGATTCAGATTTACAACAATTAGAGTATGAAAACCTTATTAAAAACATAAAAGGATTTGCAGGCGGTGGTATTGCTAAAATGGCAGGAGATAGATCAGGCCCACCGCCAGAATCAGGACCAAACCCACAAGGGTTGCAAGGTCTAATAAAACGTGGTATGAAAATATAGGAGTATTAAATGGCAGAAATAGATAAAGGACTCCCGAACACTAGAACTAAAATTGACATTCCTTCAGATGAGGAGATGGCAGAGGAAGTTAATGTTCAGGAACCAGAAGAACAAAAAGGACCTGTAGAGGTCACACCAGAAGAAGATGGCGGAGCAACAATAGACTTTGAACCGGGTTCAATTAATATACCTGGCACAGAAAATCACTTTGACAACCTAGCAGATATTTTACCAGACGATATTTTAGAACCTGTTGGAAACGACATGGTTCAAAATTATATGGACTACAAAGCGTCAAGAAAAGATTGGGAACAATCTTATACTTCAGGCTTAGATCTTTTAGGATTTAAATACGAAAACAGAA